AGCTAAGGAAGCCACAATGTTCGGGTTGTTGAGCAATCCATACACCCCGAAGCTCGGCACGCCGTTATAAACGACGTTGTCGATGGACTTATTATAGTTGAGCCGGATTCCTTTATCGAGGATCTCATCAAGGCTTCTGCCGATACCCTGCAATTTTTGCTGATCGACGAAAGGAACCTTCAGGATATTGGCAAAGTTGAACACCTTGAATACATCTTTGCTCGTGTTTGCCTGCATAACCGGAATATCGTTGGTCTCGCCACCGATAATTCCGCTCTCATTGCCACCGGTTGTTGCGTAATCAACGAACATGTTGGAGGTGAAATCCACCCATCCGCCGCCTGTCTTAGCGACAATGTCGCGCATCCACGTAAAACTTTGCAGCGGCTCCAGCAGCCGCGGGTCGCGCTTCTCCAACTCTGCATTCAGAAATGCCATGCCGCTTCCGATTGCAGCGTCATTGGTCAGTACAGACCCACCGCCTTGAATCGGCACGGTGAAAACTCGTTGAGATTGAGTAGAGGCTAAATTCATCTTGTGTTATCCCCCTTTATTACGGGTTTACCCGTTGAATGAGTGTGACTTCTGCCACCTTGTTAGCATCCAGTTTGCCGGTGGTCCATTTGGCGTTCGGAATCAGGATGGTGTTGGTACCATCAGCAGCAGACTCGAATCCTCCGACTACGCCGGTAGGGATAGCGACGTTTGCTGTGGTGCGGATATACACAGCGCTGCCGGCAGTTGGTGTGCCCACATTACACTTGACTGTCAATGTCCCACGGCTGGCTACATCACACGGCTGCCCCGGGGCATAGAAACCTTGCGCGGCAAAGTAATCCGTAGCCTGCTTCACTTCTCGCACGGCAATACCGGCGAATGCGACGGCGGTACCTGTGGCACCGAAAGCAGAATAGGTGTTGTCGCTATTCAGCACGACCGGATCACCGAAGTTGATGTTTGCGGTGTCGGTCGGCTTGACCACCCGATTGTCAATGATTGCATCGGCGCTCCGCGAGATGCTGCCGGCATATCCGAGGTTTAAAGATTTTCCTACTACAGAACCTGGCATGTTTTTCTCACCCTTTCTTGTGCGCGATTATGCGCGATCTTTGTAATGGGGGTTGTATTTCTTGGCAATTTCGCGGCCAAGCTGCCCGAAGTCTTGCGGTTTTCCAGCGGTGGGTTTGTTATCAGTAGCTTTCTTCCGCTTGTTCATGGCAGCATAGGTGTTTTCCCGAGGCTTTGCCTTGATGCTGGCGATAGCAGCGTCTGCGGCAGCTTTGCGTTGGACAGGATCAGGAATGGCAGCAATGATCGGCTTGATGGCTTTAAGGGCAGCAATTTTATAGGCATTGTCGCCTGTCATTGCGCTTTTCGGACGTTCTTCCGCAGGGGAGACGGGTCCTTCGTCGTCCATCTGCTCGGCAGGGATGGTGTGGCTTTCCTCTTCGTTGTCATCGTCTTCTGCAGGATTCGGTTTTTCCAATTCAGCGATTGCGTCGTCGATTGCGTCTTCCGGTTTGGCTTGCTGCTCTGCTTTTTCGGCTGCAAGCAGCTGCGTGACAAGCTCAGTAAGCTTATCGACCTTTGCCTCCAATGCTTGCGTGGCAGGGTCCGCGTCTTTGACAACAGGGTCTTTTTTGTCGTCTTCCTTGTTTTCTTCGTCAATCGGACCTTTTTCCTCGGCCATCGCGTTCACTGCATCCATAATTTCTTCCGGCTCTGCGTCGGTCGCAAAATGCTTCAAACCGAGCGCGGCCAGAATGTCAGTAACGCGGGACTGCTTTTTCGGGATTGTGATTTTCTTTGCCATTCTTGTTTCTCCTTCCGTTTTTTGAGTTTTTGAATCGTGTATCGCAACGCGGTCACCGGCGCGGCCGTTTTCGACGACAGCGACATGGTTGCCGCAAATTTGCTTCTGCTGATACGTTCCATCATCCATCGGTTCATACACACAATCGTAGCCGCAGGAGACTTCCCGCTTGCCGTCTTGGATTTCATTGATTAACGATTGATCATGCACTACCAGGTCGGCCAGCAGCAGGTCGCTGTCAGCCCCAGACCCCTGCCGGACATTTTGTACGACACCTTTTGTGTACAGGCTGGCATTGTCTGGTGTGACCAACCCCGACGGATGCTCATCCGTCAGGATTTTTCCTTCGAAACTCGCCATGGACCCCGGGCTGAATACTTCCTCCGGGCTCCGGTAGACCCGCACAACCTTCCCTGTTTGGTCGTTTGCACCGATTTCCTCACCCATATACTCATACCATCCGGTGCGGGCAATCGGTACGTTGTGGGCCACCAGGAAGCCCTCTGGCGTGGCCGTCATGTTGGGGCTGAAGCGTGAACCGTAATAGGCCCTCATAGACTACCACCCTCCTTCTCCGTCACTTTAAGCATGGTTCTCACCTCCCTTCGTGTTCCAGACCAAACGATACGGATCACCTCCGCGCCTGGGGCGCATCAGAATCAATAAAAAAGAGCCCACATTGGACTCATCATGCTATCATTTCAAATTGTATCCGCGTCATCCGTTGAATGCTGCCTCGGTAGTACACCTTTGCCGGCCAATCAACAAAATCAAGATCAATGACAGGCTCAGGATAGCACCGGCAGTTGAAGATATCGCCGCAGTTGTAGTGGCCGTAGGTGCGTTTCTCGCCGTCGAGTTGTTCCGGACTTGGTGGATCATTCCACTTCACCATAACCCCATCCATAATGCGGTGAGCGTCCCGGACCCGTGAATCCTCTGACGTCCGCCAAACATACCAGTTAACGCCCAACTCCTGACTGCGGGCCTTTGTGAGCGCCGTAGACGCCTTACTCGTCTCAGTTCGTGCGATCAGGTTTGCCTTTGCGTTTGACGTTTCGGGAAAGAAAACCTTGATTTGCTGGGCTATATCACTCGCCCTTGTGCCCCTCATACTCTCCGTCAAGATGTGCTCCGTGACCTGCTGGGCAATGTCAAAGGGGAGCGTTCGGATGATCTGTGCGTTACGCTCAATTTGGATCCGGACAGCTACGCCGAGAGGACCGAGCATCTCTTTCTGGAGTGCTTCGTATATCATGCGTCCCTGACTGTTCCTTCGCGCAGCCTGCCGCCATGTACGTCCTGCATCTGTAAATAGATGTGTGATCAACTTGGTCGCTTCGGCTTGAGCGTATGAGGCAAATCCCTTGTTGTTTGTGAAGTTCTTAAGCACCCTAACGATATCGAATGGATCGTCTAAATCGGTCAAAGATGCTTCTAGGCTTTTCACTACCGATTGGAGCGCCCTGCGATAAGCCTGTTCGATCCGCCTTTTCGGTGCCCAGAGATCCGCCATATCCTAAATCACCTCCGGGTAGCATCTCGCCTTGATGCGTGCTTTCATCCGCGTTGTCGATATCCTCGTCAGTGATGTTCGTAAACAAGCCCGTCGTTTCGCTCATCTGCTTTAATTCTTTGAGCGCCGTCTTCTGCCCAATGATGCCAGCATTGTAGACTTCAAGGATTGCTTCCGTTTTGTTCTTTGCTAGCTCCGCCACATCTTTGTCATCAGGCGTCCGTATGGGATTGTATAGGTAGTCGATGTCATCCGGAACTGCTCCTAATTCAGACATGCACATGATCGGCAGCAGCTTATCAATGATCGGGCCAAGCGTCGTTTCCTGCGCCTGTTGGACCGTTTCATAATAGTTCTGCATGTCGCTCTCGCCGGTTGAGTTCATGCCGGCGGGAGCTCGGCCGAAGAGTTTGGTAACGGGAATCTGACAAGCCCCGGCGACATCCAGCATGAAACTCTCGTAAATGTCATTCAGGCCGGAGAATGCGTATTGATGCGTCGCGAAGTCGTCGTCTTTGCCCAGCAAGTACATGCCTATGTTGCTCATAAGCCAGTTCTGTGCTTGCAGGGTGTTGTACAGGTCTGCTTGTGACTTTTCATCGTTGACCGCAAGGACTTCGCCAAGATCACCCATTTTCAGCACGCGCAGATTAGCCAAAAAGATGAGTTGGGCAATATTCCACGACGTATTGTCACGCTTTTTCAATTCGTCAAAGACGACTTCAACCTCGGAAGCGCCCCAATAGACTTCGGCAAGCTTTTCCCAGTAGGGCAGCTCACGACCGGTGAACCGTATGATTCGGCTATGATGGACTGTCATGGTCTGTCCTTCACCGGTCGTGACCTGATAGGACTCCGGCAGGCCGAATTCGGGATCATTGATGTCTTCAACCAATTCGGGACTCGGATAAACTCCTGACCACCGGTCGACGATCATGAGGCCCTTGAACGTCCCGGGCATGATCGTGTCAAAGTCCAATGGGTCTTGAAGGATGTCCTCATGTCCTTCGATCATGATTACACCAGCAGCTCCGCCATACAGCCGGCCCCATTTCAGCCCCTGAAGGATTTTTGACTTGACTCGTCGGGTACGCCATAGTTTGTCGATCTTCCGAATCTGGTCAGGCGACATCTGGGTCGTGATCGTAATCCAGTTGCGCGTCATGTCTTCCGGTATGGTGTCGATGATGCGCCGAACAATCCAGTGGCTGCGGTAAAGGCTGTTCATCAGCTGATAATTTTGCGTAAGGCGCGTGATCGGGTATTCCGTGCCTTCCATCAGATTCGGCGTGCCGTATCCCAGCCGCGCCAGAACGTTCTGGAAAGCATCCGTCGTCAGGCCCTTGGGTAGTTTAGGCTCGGGCATTTTGTTCCTCACAGGTGGCTTCGCAGCGTCCTGAACAGGCTTACGGTAGGTTCGGCTCCGTCTGCTCAATCGCTATCACCCCTTTCTTCATGCCGCCAGCCTGCGCGGCTTGATTATGGTTTTCGTAAAGTATCGTCCGGCGTCCATGGCGTGGTCAAGCTGCTTCATTGGTTCTTCTTTCCCGCGTTCCCGAGCCTTTTCATCCCAAATGTAGGATGCACGCTCCTTTAGGAAATTCGGACAGTTACGCCGGTGTACTCGAAGCTTTCGCTTGGCAATCATCGTTGACATCATTCGAATTCCGTCCTCGACGTCATTGTCGGCATCCTTTACGCGATATCCCCGGTTGCGAAGCGCCGCCTTGAAGCTGGCCGCCGAAGGGTCAAGGATATTATGAATAGGTGGATCATCCGCGCCGACGAATGCCTCGAAGTCGTCGGCATACTGGCTGTCGTCTTTCTGGACACCCTTTGCCCGGCCGTCATAATAATACTCGTTGAGTATCCAGCACACGTCACCGTCATCCCAGATGTCCAAGAACACCATTGGATTGCTCGTCCCATAGTCGATGGAGATATAGCGACGCGCCAGCATCTTGAATCCTGGCACCAGATCGGCGTCATCGAATGTGTTCTTGTCATCATCCCACATATCGTAGATGATACCTTCGGCCAGCACCCAAAGACCGAGAATATACCTCTTGTAAAAGATGCCGGAGTACATCCACCGATAACGCTCTTTCACGCGTTCAGAAAGGCTTGGATTGTCGTCCATTGTGAAATGAATATGCAGCGCATGTTTACGTTCCAGCTGGTCCAGCCATTCGACTTTGAACCAGTGGTAAGGTCCGGCTGGATTGCAGTTAAACCAGAGTTTCGCACCATCCACCGAACAGCGCGCAGTCGCTTGATTTACGAAAGATTGAGGCATGAGGGCCACTTCATCAAAGAACATTCCGGCAAGCGTAATACCTTGGATAAGGTCTTGGGAACGTTCGTCCTTACCACCGAAGAGATAGAAATCGTTTGTCCTACCGTTCAGGCTGATCGAAATCATATTGTCAGATCGATGGTCCTCCACCGCATAACCGCGACCGATCAACATCTGCTTTAATGGTCCGATGACATTACGCCGAAGTGAGCTTATCGTCTTTCCGGACATCCCAAGTTGCTGGCCATTGAACGTTTCCGTCGCCCAGACAATATAGCTGAAGGACATGGATGCCGTCTTTCCGGCACGAACAGAACCGTCACAAATGAGTGCATCCTTGTCATGATGTGGGCTTTCTGGCATCCACCATGTGAGGACTTTTAGCTGCTTTATGCTAAATGGCTGCCAGTGGAATGTCGATTTGATTCTCTTTGTCGTCTGGCTCGCCATCGCATTAATCGCCTCCGTTCGTGGTACATCTGTACAAAATCCATGATTTTGTGAATATGTCTTGCAATCGAATATCCAAATTCGTCCGTATTCATCCGTTATCGTCGAATTTGATTCCGTGGAACAACACAAAAAAAGAGCCGTAAAACGAAAATCACGATCTCGCGATTACTCGTCATTGCTCCCGTTTTCTGCATCTTCAATTTCGGAGTTTTCGTCTTCGGATGCATCGCCCCAAACCTTTGCAACCTTACCCCTTAGAGCATCGATAAATCCGTCATCCTGCTTTTTGTCGCCGTCGCCTTGCAATGTTTTGACCTCAGCCTGCAGTTTGGTAAGCTTCAAACGTTCCTCTTCGGACATGTATCCCACGTACTTCTCCAACTTTTCCAGCGCTCGCATCTTGTCGTGTAGCTTGATGCTGACGCCATCCCTGCCTTGCTTGACTTCACTGACCACGGTTCCGTCAACTTCACTGTCGGGCTTAAATGCAACATAGTTTACGGACATTGTGACCGGGTTACCGTAGGAATCCTTGACGACATTACCTTTCTTGGTTGTGACAGCAACATCCTCTTTCCCAAAGTTCACGTAATCAGTCAAGTCGGCAAATGCGATCTTCATGTACTCAGCAATGACTCGCTTGACGTCCAGCCATATCTCGTCCACCATCAATTCCTTGATACGCTTGACTTCTGCCTGTATTTCAGGTTTTCTCAGTAATTCCCAGCCAATGGAATAAGCCGTCTTCTTGCTGTACCCGACGACGATTGCTGCCCGTGTAGCATTAAAGTCCCGGAGATATTCCATAACAAAAAGCCGATTCTTGTCCGTGAGGTTATCGTCGACGATCGCCTTATTGATTGGTGGACGCCGCGTCTCTCTTTGTTTGGATGCATCTTTTTTTGTGGATGCGTCCGGGATGCGACGGGATGCGTCTTTCTCCCATCCCTGCCGTTGCTTCCGGCTTTTGATGGTAGGGTACTTGATGTCGTGCTTTTCGGCTAGTTCGGATAGTGTTATGTCGGTCGTCTCATATTCGCGGCGAATGTCTTCCCAGTTCACTGTCACATATCATCCCACCCCCGGATCGTTTTTGTGTCTGCTTATTAATTGGGCATCATGATAACTCGGCCCATTGAGACGGTAGAAGTATTCCCTGCTGAATCAATGAGTTTTGCCTCGTGATTGTATATCCCCTCGCAGTATAGCGTGTCGTCTCGCCTTAATTGGACCACGAACACACCTTTGGCCGCGTCCTTGATAACAATCCCCTGAGACATATCCTTATGGATATCACCAGCCGTTTGCCCTCCCGTGAGAGGATTTAGTGGCTTTGTAACTCCCTTGAGAGACCAGGTTACGGACAATCCCGATAAATCAACCGGCGCGCCGGAATTGCTCAAAATAACCACAAGGTCCTTCGAGTCCCCGGCCACCATATCGAAGTTTTGCTCCTTCTTGGTGAGGATGTCGCCCTGGAGGCGAATCTCGCCAATGAGGAGAGTGCCTGAACTATCATCAACGAAGGTAAGTGCCGTATTGTTTGCCATCGATCATCCACCTTCGCCTTATAATCCGAAATACGCCGCGCCAAATATCGTTTTCAGCCGGTCCGCTAAATGATTGCCGATCGCTGCGTGACCGGCGGTGTCCGGATGAATGGTATCAACGGGCGCCGTGATCGTAATGCCCTCTTGCAGCGTCCCGACGAAATTCGCATTCGGGTAAAGATTTGCAATGCCTGGCAGCAGCAGCCGCTTTCCAATCCCCGACACCTCAAGCAAGACAATGTGCAGTGTATTCCCCCACTTGGAAATCGCAAAGTCAATCAGCGCTTTGTACCCGTCAATAAACTCCTGGTCTGTTGCGTTTCCGTCGTTGGAGTGGTATGCCATTACGAGCATATCCGGCTTGATGTATGTTTCGGCCCGGGTATTGAACCAATTTTGATTTGATGTGAGCGCCTGGGGAACGCCGGCATCTCCCGCCTTGGTAATGCCCACCGAACCAAACCCGTGCGTCTCCGCAACGGCGTTAAGCTGCTTAGCGGCCACTTTGGCATATGACACATCAGCCACACTGTTTTCGACGCTGCCGCCGCCACCGTTAGCGCCGTTACCATCCGTAATGCTATCGCCCCAGAACAGTATCCGTCGCTTGCCGGCCGGAATGGCCAACGGTGAAACGGTAAACGTGCCGTCGTCACCCGTGAAGCCCCTGAAACGGAATCCGGTGAGCGAAGTCCACTTGTCCGGACCAAGTTCCGTGGATGCCACCACGACTCGTACCGTATGCGTGACGTTCGGATTTAGCCCTGTTGCCAGTATCACGGTATTGGTGGGTGAATCAGTCGCCGTCGCCGTCGTGGCTGGCAGAAGCGCTGTACGGGCTTCTGGCGCGCTGTCAATGCTAACTGATAGATAAGTGGCCTGCGAATTGCCGTAATTGAGCTTAAGTGATGCGGTATTGGAGAACGTCGCCCATATCTCAGATCCGTGGCAGATCGTCCCGATCTCCTCGGCCAGCGGCATGCCCATGTTGTCCACGGTGATGGTATTGAACCAGCGACCGATAAAGTTGGCTTGCCCTCGGTACGGGTGCGTCACGTTGTACCCGTCTCCTACGTCAACCTGCTTGATATTGGCCGGCGTACCATCATAGGAATACATTTTTATTGCTGCAGCCAGCACCGTGGGCGTCGCAGGGGCGGACGTCTTGAGCTCCCCGACAAGGTTATGGCTCCCCGGCTTACTGCCAGATACGGGCCAGACAAATCCTCTGATATATCCTCTCAGGGGCTCATAATGACCAGGTGTATAAAGCACCGGTATATGAACCTCCACCCAAAAATCACCGACAGGCATTGCTATGGTGGATAACTCCGTAAGTGTTCCCGCGTCCATGAATCCGGTTTTGACGTTTGTGCCATCGCACCATACCCCGTACTTCTGGGCGCCTGCATCCCGGATCGCGAGAAAGAATTTCGGGGATGCTCCGTCCACCTTGATCTTGATCGCTCCATTGTGATAATCCGGATGTACAAGAGCGCCGTTTCCGGTCAGTACGGGAGCCGTAACCTGTCCGCCTACGAATGTCACGGGTGCAGGCTTTGCGGGTCTTGTAGACGTCACTGCGGCCGTCTCCTCGTCTTTGCGTATCACGGCTTTAACCGAATAAGCGTAAGTCGTCTGGTCGTTTGCTCCGCTGTCTGAGTAGGTTGTGCCTGTCTGGGGGACAGTCGTCAGTTTTGTGCCATCACGATAAACGTTGTACCCGACCAGTGTATACCCTGCCGGAGGCGTAACGGCGGCCCATGAAAGGTTTGCTATGCCAATTCCGCCGTCAGTGATGGAAAATCCGGATGGTACCGGAAAGGCGACAGAGGCAATGCCACTCGGCCGCCTATACCGCGACATAGGATATGCCCTCCCCGCTGACGCTTGCATCAATCCAGATTTCGTTTGCGTTAGAGACGTAGAAGTCGAAGGACTCCTTTTTCTCCAACTCCTGGCCGAATTTCGCGTTAGTGACGCCACTTCCGCCGGCATAGATGCTGCCCGTGTTTGCCTTTAATGCCGTTACCGTCACCACGCTGCAGGTGATGTTCGGGAGTTGTATGGCCGTACCCGCTGCGGTTACTTTCACAAGGTCAAATCCCTTTATCGGACCACTAGTCATCTGCGAAGCTACAGGGAGGCGATTTGTTGCGCTGATCGGTGTTACCCCATCGGCACCGTAGATAACCGCAGGGATGTGAAAACTACCTCCGAGCTCTTTTACTGCTCCGGCCTTACCGTTAGAATCAGTTGGAAAGGTAAATGTCGCCATCAATATCTCGCCTCCAATGTCTTTGG